AACCGGAGTTAAAATTCCGCATGGAATCTCTTCTAGTTTGCCGTCAGGCCAGGTCAACATATTATTGACCCCCATGGCTGCGCATGGTTAATATAAAACTGGTGTGCCCACCCAATTAAGTAAAGTAAAATCTTCACCGGGCTGGAAATATCTTTCCACATAAACGGGTCCACCTGTCCCCACCATATCTACGGTGAGAGTGTGGGAGTTTGTTGAACTAGCACGGCCTCCCATCTGCAGGGGACGTGCACTTCGAAACCTATACCTATAATAGTACGGAAATTCAGCGTTAAGTTCATTCGCTAATTGCGGGTTCGTTACTATCGCACCATTCCACATTGAACTTGTGGTCGTAATCAAAGCTGCTAAACCTCCAGCAGTTGCCAGATTATAGTCATTGCTTGACTGAACGCGAGTGTTAAACCCTACCTGATTTCTTTCTAAGCGAGCGAACGCAGGTATATTCGCTGCTGCACCATTAAACACATACTTCGATCGAATAGTGCCTCGCCATCCATTATAACACCCCATCATAAAATAAAAAGGGGTTGTTGCCGCAAGTATACCACCAGCACTGGGATACTCTGGAATGTCTGTCTCCACAATGCGGTGACGACGAAGCGAGGAACCACCAGTCAAAGCATAAGTGGTATGGTATTGAGGACGTCCAAGAATCTGACGCAGATGAAGAATCTTTTCGCCAAAATAAATAGTATCGGCGATCTTGGGCACATGTGTCTCATGCATCGTGGCTTGTGTGGGAGGGGAATTGGGGTCTGCTATCTCCATATCCTGCTCATCGGCCTGTGTAGTAAGTGCTGGTTGTAAAAACATGACATCATATACGATACCTTTGACTGTCGTGCTCACAGCAAAATTTGCCGCCAACTGAAATGTCGTGTTGGAATACAATGTACCTTGATCAGGAGTGTTAAATTGCTGCTTAGGAATATTACTGTTCCAAGCAACTCTAGTAGGTCCATAAATCCCCTCAGTAACACGAACGGGCCCGTTAGTAAGTGCAAAAACGGGAGCACCATAATTTCCGGGTTGGTACAAATTTGTGGAACCACCCACCTTCCAATAGACCGTAGGGGCACCTGTCAGATTGAAAACCACCGGATATGTGGGTGGGGGTGTAGGATTGCTAATCGCATCCTGTTGGCCATCACGACGTAAATACGTATAAGAACTGTCGATGGCAGAAACCCACTGAAAACCAGGCTTCACAGGTAAAACTGCACTGTCCAACACGAAATTGACCACACCAGCACCATCGTGGGCAATAGCAATCGTGTTAACACCCCATTGATTCGGACCAGGTGATGGATCGTTTTTGATAATGACAATCCCAGTCGCCCCCGCAGGAATATTGACCAACGAAGCCCCACCAGGGGTAGTGGCCGAAACGTTCAGCGCTGTCGAACCAGTGTTCTTCAAAGAAAGCGAGCCTGTATAAGCACCACCGACAGTTCCGTAATACCACGGTATCCTGATTGAGGCACCGGACGTACCCACCGGCAAATTTGGTGTCATGATCTTAGTAACAGGGTCATAAACATAATTGACTGCTTCTGTAATAGATCCAAGTACCATAGCTTTCACAGGATTCGTTGTGGCAATAGACTGCATGTTCACATCTGCAGTAGGTGCGGCAAGCGTGAAGTCGCTCAAATTGTCTAAAGGCACTGCTAATTCGAAATCTTCGCCTGCAGAGACAAACACGTTGATGTGGCACGGAGCAGAGACTGTGTCATCAGGGATCACTAACTTGTTCATCACAATAACTTTGATCAAACCATTGGCGTCAAAGAGAGCGTTGGGTGTATAATCTAACCCACTAAGTAATGTATAAAAAGAGGGAGGTGCAGTACGCAAGTTGCCAGTTTGGCAATACAATTGCCCTTGCACATATTTCACCTCAATCGTAAAATCACGCTCATCTGTTATGTCAACAATAGATTGTAAATTGGTCTGCCAAGCCGAGTTCGCAACAGCATTCACGTAAACGGGATCATGCAAAATACGCAAGCGCCCACGATGCCACTTCGAACACACAATCTGGAATCGAAACTTGATCGTGCCCGTCCAAAACTGAAACATCCGCGCCATGTATGCCATCGGACTCAAATGGTACTCTGAGGCAGAATTTTTGGCATATTGAAAGGGGTGCACAATATGAGACGCTAACACCGTGCCAACGTCTGCCGTAATATCCCAATCATACGTGCCGATGAATGTCTCCATTTTGGTTATATGGCCTATCGACATCTCATCTTCCACCAAAGAGGCCACACCAGGATCAATAGTTACCTCGTTGTTTTCGTCCAGACCCAGCGTAAAAGCAGAACTGGGTGCATTGTAATTGGACATGTTCCCCAACGGTCGATTTTCAAACCGATGGGCCATCTCTTTGCTTCGGGGATGAGAGAGTCCCATGGCTCGCAGAATTCCGGCCGCAGATCTTGCCGCCACCGATGTTGCCGTCGCATACCCTCCTAAAACAGGGGTCAACGATTGGGCGATATCCGCAACACGACTAGCTGTACTGCTAAGTTTGTCATTTGGAGATTCATCAGCCTGCACGGACATGCCAAATTGCGATGCCAACTCTTGCGATGTACTGGTATGTAACCGCACATTGCGCAGTTTGGCTCGTATATAGACGGTCACAGTCTGATTAACCCCTGAAACGTGCATCAATGGATTCAACTGACGAACTGACAAATAACCGAAATCTTCAGGATTGTCCTTGACCAAATTGAAATAGTTAGTGGGCCAGTAAAAAGGAATCGTCATGGAACCCCCAGACGATGTGCTGGCATCGATAAACAACTTTTGACGCTGGCTTGCTTCCACGTTATCCTCGTAGATCAGACCCCTATCTTTGGTTATGCTGTCATATTTCGGGAATGGCACCCAATTAATGAGCAGCATGCCATAGAGAAAGGGATTCGCCGATACCTCAAAATCGAGATCGAGTTCGAATAAAATGTTCTCAAAATTTTGGAGTTTATTGCGAATTGGCGTAGAAGTCAAAATGTCCTTGAGTGGGGTATATTTATTATACAAATTGGCACCAATGCCCCACTGCATGGCTGCCACTAATACAGGGCGCTCGAGATAAGTTTGCATCGAGTCCTGCGTGCCTTGGTAAATGTCGCGGCTTGCATCCAACGTAGCCCCCCGCGATGAGGACCACGCTAAAGCGCTAGGATTATCATGCATGATGTTAGCGCTGCTCATCATGCCATTGGTCGTATTAGAATTGTTCGCAAGTAATTTTCCGATTAATCCATGAAGTCTACTCAAACTATCAGGGTCGGTATCGAACATAAACGTCTGGACGCGTTGGTGCTCTGGTTCGGACTGAGACGCCACCGTAATCACTCCAGACGAGTTTCGGAATAAACACTTCTCGATTTTGCCTTTTCGTAATCGTGTAATTCCTGTGGTTCTTTGACGCTTGGCCCGAGGTTCATCGGGCCCAGCTTGTGTGGTTAAATTGGGATAAAATGTTGGGCAAGTTCGTGACTCTAACAAGTCACCTACCTGCTCCCACGTCTTGTAAGGTGGAACCCAATTCGATAGTCCGGCATCGACCATCGAACCACGTACGGCTTCGTTATAATAATTGAACTGTTCCTCGCCGTGTAAAAACAGTTCAACTTCGTTTTGTTCAACTACAATAGTAATCAATTCTTCCGCAGAATAAGGACAATTATCACCAAAATTATGGATCATATAAGACTTCTGCAAAGATTTGATTGCCAACGGTGCCACCCACCGCTGCAGTCGTTCACATTTCCTAAAACCCCGAGACACGAAGGACGCCTCGAGTATATTTGTGAAATCGCTCTTAAAAACGGCATTCTTCTTGCCGTCAGTGTACCCAACTCGCACAGAAGCGAGTGCTGCTTGCACAACATGTTGGTTGAACCACGTACATTCAGGGGAGACCCCTGCCAAATGATCATCACCTGCAGTCACCAAATTGACAAAGTGGTCAAACCTCCTCTCAAACGTCGCACTCATCGGTAT